TAGTATCAGTTGGAATTGACGTTACCATAAATTTTATATCTGTAAAATCACCGGACCCAAAATTAGAATTAGTAATTGATGTAAAACTATCTAATAATATAATATCACCTGCATTCATATTGTGTGCTGAAGCAAAAGTAATAGTTATAACTGCTGATCCGTTAGTTGAACTAAAAGCGTTTGTTAAAGTTGTTGTAGATTTAATTGGATGTATGTCATAAAAAATACCTCCAGAGTATGCGTATAAAATTCTGTTTGTGCCTAACGCGGCATACTTAATACCACTGGCGTTTACAAAATGATGAATAGCAGTGTTACGACCAGTTAATTCTATTGAACCTAATTGTGCCCAACCACCTATTTTTTCAGGACTACCATATCTAAAACGAACATTGTCACCATTAACCCATTGGCCTTCACCGCCTGTTGATGTAACTTGTTTATTAAATCCTGGTGCAAATTTTACTTTTTGTAACATATAACCTCATTGTATTACATATTCCTTATTGGTGGAATACCTAACATCGGCCTTTTGTCAAACCTATTTTTTTCAGCAAAAGGACCATTTACATGGTTATAATGAAGAAATACTTGAGCGCAAGTATTACCTTCTAGAGGTTCTCTCCAATGTTCTAATTCGCAACCACTATATACTAACATATCTCCTACATCAAGTAAGACTTCTGTGCCTGCAGGTGCCTCTGGTTTTATTATATTTTTACGTTCATCAATAACATTATCAGATCCTGTGCCATCTATAAATATAGGCCACTTGTCACCACCTAAATGAACAGTTGTTGATATCTCACAACTAGGTCTATCTTTATGTCTTACTAATATATCACCTTTTTTATATATTCTTGCATAAGAGTATGTCGGTAATAATTGTAATCCTGTCTCCTGTTGCATAATAGGTAGTACCTTCATCATTAAAGTTTCCATTACAGGATCTGCGTAATGAGAATATGTATTTGGTACTTGTTTATCTGTCCATGTACCAAACATACCGTTGTCAAATATAATATTGTTTTGATACATCCATTGTACGGCATCACGTTTAAGCATAAAATAATTATATATAAAATTAGCTAACTCGTATGGCACAGCATTTTTTATTACTTGATATTTTAAATTACGAAACATTAAAAATCTCTTGTTCATTTTCGTTACAACGTATTTCTAAATTTAAACTAATTCTTTTTTTGTCTGTTGATGGTTGTGGACAGTGATCTAAAGAAGCTGGAAAAATTAACATGTCTCCATCTTTTGGTTTTAAATATTTTTTCTTATTATTAACTATAAAATCTATGCCTTTATTATTAGTTTTTAAATATATCACACAATTTATTGTAGCTGATTTTTTATGATTATGCCAGTGTGTATCGCTATAAGATTTATCTGTTATATAACACCATATTTTAAAATCTTTATCTTTTAAAGTAAATTTGTTTAAAACTTTTTTAGCATTAGTAATAAACAACTTATACAAATTATGTAAATACATAGTGTTTAATTTAAAATTATTACAATCTTGTTCTAAATTTCTTTGAGCAAGACACTCATTAATTAAATTTGTTTTAAAATTTTTAATATTATTTTCTATAAAAAAAGAATAAATCACACAAACATCCCTTTTTGTAAAAAATTAAAAGATACTGATATTCTTATATCATTAGAATTGTTAGGATCAACACAGTGCATTAACCATGATGGAAACATAATGCATCTTCCAGCAATGGGTTCGTAATGTGTTTCTCTCCATAATCTTGCAGGTGTTTTACCTTCTTTTTGTCTAGGTCTGACCATTGCAGCAGGTGATCTTGGATCATCTATTTTTAAATGTCCTGAGTTTTTAGGAGCTTTAATATAGTATACGCCAGACCATAATGAATTTGGATGTTGATGTGCTCTGTTCATTCCACCTGGTGGATTAATATTTGCCCACATATTACCAAGTACAGGTTCACTATCTAAATGTTCTTGATTATAAATAGTTTTTTGACACGCATATAACATATCAACTAATTTTTTAAATTGTGGTAGTTCATGCATATTGGTTGTTGAATGCCAACCTTGTACATTAGTTCGTGTTATACCTTTATCTTGTTTAGACCAAGCTACAATATCTCGCTCTAATTCTTGATTTAGAGTTGAGTGTTTTATATCTGCAATATAAATAGGTGTTGGAAAATGTAGTTCTCTAAACATTATTTAAATGGTGTGCCTCCAAACCACATAACTAAAGATTTTCTATTACCACGTATTACAGGTTTTACTCTGTGTCTAATAAATGATGCAAAAAATATTGCATGACCTTGTTTTAATTTAGCAACTTTACTTTCAGCCATTAATTCTAAATCTCCACCTTCAAACTCTGATTCTGGTGATAATAAAAGAGTCATAGATATTTTTCGCACTGGTGGTTCATGTACAAAATTAACATCATTGTCTACATGCCAATCATAAAACCCACCTTCTGGATACTCTGTGTATTGTGCCATTTCAGTTATAGTCATTCCATCAAAACCAAAATGATTACCGTTAGTAGTCTTCATAATTTTTTCTATATCTTTATACATCTCACCCATTTTTTTAAATGGTATCCAACTAATGTGTGAAGTTCTAGTCTTAGTATCTATAACTCCACCTTTGATTCCTTTATTATTTCCAACCTCTGCATCATTTCTAGGCTCATTTCTTCCTGCATTAATAATCATTTGACATTGTTTAGGTGTAAAAATAGGTTTTGTTGTTTCAACAATATAAGATTTCCATCGTGGTTCTGTTATCATAGTGCACCTCTATTTTTTATTGGATCAAACTGTACATCACAGTTTGCAGCGAGTGTTCGTCTAATTTCATTTGTTCCATTAAAAGGATAAACACAGTGTCTCATGTCATATGGAAATATATAAAAATCTCTAAGATCCATAGGTGGTTGGTAATCTATTTTTGCAAACTGCCCATTAGCTGCACCCAATATTTGTAGTCTACCATTTTGTTGTATATGTTTTGCAGAGTATTCTTTACCATAGGTTGATGGTAATTTTAAAATCATAACACTAGATAGTCCAGTAAACAACATACCTCTATGTATATGTGCAGGATTATATTCATGTTGTTTCATTTCATTAACCCATATAGAATTTAAATGAGTATCATAATCTTTAATTTTATTAAAAGATAAATAATGTTTAAACATAGCCATAAAATAATCTGTTACATTTTTTGGTAACATATTATGGTTTTTCATTTTTGTTTGATCTGCCCCATGATAAAATAATGAATGTTCGTTCTCTATCTTACCTACTAACTGTTCATTTGCAGGTGCAAGATTATTATAGTTTTGTTCATAAATTTGATTAATGTCTGTAAAAATATCTAAAGGCACTTGATACTTTAAAACAGACTGACCTAGAAATACAAAATCAAACTTTAGGTTTTCCATGTTGTGTAAGTTTTTCTGTCTCTGTATAGCTACTTTCTAATTCACCCGATTTTTTAATTCTTTGTAATGAATTTAATTGACCCATTACATTAAATATTTCTGCCTCTGATGAGTTTGCATTTAATGATTTAGCTTTTTCATGATATTGCATTCCATATGATTCTAACTGGTGAACGTTAACATCTTTGTCATTAAATGATCCATCATTAAATTCACTTTTTAACTTAGACCACATTTTAATTTCTCTCATTCTGTGTTTTGCAACTTTTTCCATAGATGCTTTACCAAATCTACATTCATCTAAATCTATTTGATATTTAGTTCTTTTATATTCGTCTTCTTCTTTATCTATTTTTTTTTCTAACCAAGTAATCTTTGCGTCGTTTCTTCTATAATCAAATGACAAAGCCATAAGATTATCTAGATAGCTTGATTGTTCTCTAACACACTGCCAATACTTTGAAGCTTTAGTTGGATATCTATTATCTTGTAACACAGAAAATCTTGCTTCTGTTTCTGTTCGAAACATTTGTTTTTTGGTCCATGTGTCTCGTAACTCATCGACCATACCTTTAAACGCAGATAAATCATCAGTGGTAAGTAGATTATTTAAATGCACCTCTTCTTTTTGTATAATATCTTTAACGTCTTTTTTCATATCTTTCTCCATTGGTTAATTAAAATATATACTATATAAAATTTATTACAAGTATTAAGATAAATCAAATTCTCTTGTAGTATCAACACCTGCACCATTCCATTCTTCTGTTTTTGCTATAACAGGAGGTGAATAACCACCACCTGCAACAAAACCTGCTGACGTTGTTCCACCACTAGCCGTTTGTGAAGTTGCTGTATTTAAATTATTTTGTTCTGACCAACTAGAACCATTCCATAACTCTGTATTTGCTGTATTAGAATCTGGTGGAATTGCACCACCAGCTGCAAGTGCAGCTGTTTGAGTTCCGCTTCCTCCAATTCCATATTTTCCTTGGTTTAAGTTTGCAAGCTCTGTCCAACTAGTTCCATCCCATGATTCTGTTGAATTTAAAAAAGGAGCATGTCCTCCAAAAACTAATGCTGATGTATTACTAACTCCTGCACCACTACCACTAAAATATTTAGTTTGATTTAAATCTCCTACTTCAGTCCACGTAGATCCATTCCAACTTTCATTGCTTGCAATTGTTTCTGTAGTATAACCACCAACACATAGCGCTGAGGTTTCTATACCACAACCTGCTACAATTCTTCTAGCTGTGTTTAAATCTCCTACTTCAGTCCAACTTGTGCCATTCCATGATTCTGTTTCATCTTTAATTGCATTAAAGGGAGGCGCGGCTGTACCTGCAAATCCAATGGCTGCGGTACTACTACTTCCTGCTGCTCCATGTTGTGATCTAGCTAGATTTAAATTATTAACTTCTGTCCAACTAGTTCCATTATATACTTCTGTTTCGTTTTTTGAACCTGGATGATGACCACCAAAAATAACAGCACTATCTTGAGTTCCGTCTCCTGCTAGTCTACCTCTTGCAGTATTAATATCATTACTAGTAGACCAAGCTCCTGCAGTTGTCTGTGCATTAGCTCTTAATTTTTGATCTGTAGAGTTATACCAAACTTGTCCGTTAGCTGGATTACCAGGATTAGATGTTACAGTTTCAATATTAACTCCATGTATATCTTTGTAATTTGCCATATTAATCTGTGTCTACCGTTTTAACTGTTTTACCTTGATTCCATTCTTCTGTTCCTGATTGAACAGCTCCAGGAGATGTTGCACCACCAAAACTTAAAGATGCAGTTAATGTTCCTGCACCAGCATGTTGTCTAATTGCTGTATTTAAATCAGCAACTTCCACCCAACTTGCTCCATTCCAATCTTCAGTTGTTGCTACAGCACCAGGAGATCCACCAAATTGTAAACCAGAACCTGTATTTGCTCCTGTAGAATATGTTTGTCTATTTGCTACATTTAAATCTCCTACTTCTGTCCAACTAGAACCATTCCATGATTCTGTAACTGCAGTTGCATTAGCAGGTGGAACTTGTCCACCAGAAGCTAAGGCAGATGTTGATGTGCCAGCTCCTCCTAAAACATTTCTTGCAGTATTTAGATCTCCAACTTCAGTCCAACTTGATCCATTCCATGATTCATTAATTGCAGAAAAACCACTAGTATATCCCCCAAAACTTAAAGCTGCTGTTGATGTGCCAGCCCCTCCAACTCCTCTTCTTGCAGTATTTAAATCTCCTACTTCTGTCCATGCAGATCCATTCCATGATTCATTATCATCTACATTTGATCCTCCAGAATTTTCTCCACCAAAAGCTAAAGATGCAGTAGATGTTCCTACACCTCCTAAAAGCATTCTAGCTGTATTTATATCACCTAATTCAGTCCAAGCTGAACCATTATAAGATTCTGTTGCTCCTGTTACTGGTGGCACTTCTCCAGCAAAAGCTAGTCCTGCTGTTTGTGTTCCTGAGCCTGCTAATTGTATTCTAGCAGTATTTAAAGAACCACTAGTAGCCCATGCATTAACTACTGCACCTGCTCCTGTCCATTCTTCTGTTCCTGTAGATCCTGCAAATGGATCAGTAGGTCCTCCACCTACAGCTAGTCCTGCTGTTGCAGTCCCATCTCCACCTAAGTAATATCGTGCCGTGCTTAAATCTGAAGTTTCTGCCCAACTAGTTCCATTCCATAATTCTGTATTTGCTACATTTCCTGAACCACTATTACCACCAAAAGCTAAAGCTGATGGTGTTGTTCCTGCTCCACCAAGAGCATATCTTGCAGTATTTACATTGTTTAATTCTGTCCAACTAGTTCCATTCCATGATTCCGTATCAGCTGAACCTGGTTGTCCAGCAAAAGCTAAAGCAGCTGTATTAGTACCTACTCCTGGAAAAGCACGTCTTGCTGTATTTAAATCATTTACCTCAGTCCAACTAGACCCATTCCATGTTTCAGTTTTAGCTGTTCCTGCTGGAACTTTTCCACCAAATGCTAATGCGTTTGTATTACTAGATCCACATCCCGCTAATTCTCTTCTTGCTGTACCTAAATCTGCAGTTTCAGTCCAACTAGTTCCATTCCATGATTCTGTTTTTGCTGTATTATCTGAATCATATCCACCAAAAGCTAAACCTGAAGTATATGTACCACCACCTTCTAATCCACTTCTTGCAGTGTTTAAATCATTAACTTCTGTCCAACTAGTTCCATCATAAGATTCTGTTTTATTTTCTCTAGCATCAGCTGGTGCATTATATCCTCCAAAAGCTATAGCTGCTGTTTGAATACCTGCTCCTGCAAGTTGAATTTTACCTGTGTTCATATTACCACCAGTCCTCCAAGCTCCAGCAGAAGTTACATTTGGTATTTCAAACTGTAATACTTTATTAGTTTTGTCATACCATACTTGTCCCTCGATAATATTATCAGGATCAGTGGTATAACTTTTAACTGTTGTACCATGTATGGTTTTATAATCAGACATTTAATTTTACTCCACTAATGTTATGTCAGCTGGCTTTGAACCTAATCTTTCGATTTTTTCATCAGCCGATTCGCCATCAACATTATCTGCATCCCAAGCATCTTGAGCTGCATCTACTTCTGCTGTAACAATAGCTTGTGCTTCAGACAATGTTTTAACAGTTCCAGCTACTTTAGCAATCCAAAGATTTGCATGTTTATTGTAAGCCGGTACTTGCCAAACATTACCAGGAAAACTTGCGAAAGTTATTCTATGAGATTCATCGTAATCAATAAATCCTTTTCCCCAGTTTTCTGCTACGCAGTATTGATATGTTTTTGCCATAGTTTCCTCCTTATTAATCTGTTAATACCTTAGTTAGAACAGAACTTCCACTCCATTCTTCTGTTGCTCCTGTTACTGATCCTGAGTTACCAGCAAAAACTAATCCATTAGTTGTTGTTCCTGACCTAGCACTTGATAAATGACTTCTAGCAGTATTTAAATCTGCTACTTCGGACCAACTAGCTCCATTCCAATCTTCTGCAAGCGCAGAGTTTCCTGGCGTACCTCCACCAACTGCAAATGTTGCTGGGTCTGTTCCAAACCCTGTTAAACTATTTCTTGCCGTATTTAAATCATTTATTTCAGTCCAAGCACTTCCATTAAATCGTTCTGTGGTAGCTGAAAATCCAGGATCTAAATTACCACCAAAAGCTAATCCTGCAGTGGTTGTACCACTACCTGCTAATAAATATCTTCCTGTGTTTAAATCTCCAGTTTCTGTCCATGAAGAACCATTCCAAGATTCAGTAACAGTTTGCATAGCTGCTGGTGGACCTTGTCCACCAAAAATTAATCCAGCAGTTACAGTTCCAGATACTGATCCAACTTGTTCTCTTGCTTGATTTGTACTATTTACAGCTGTCCAACTAGTTCCATTCCATTGTTCAGTAATACCTGAATAACCTGGTCCATTATCTCCAGTAGTTCTAATAGCTGCAGTATTTGTTGCTCCAAAACCAGTAGATTTAATCATCCCTGTGTTTAAATCTCCAACTTCAGTCCAAGCAGTTCCATTAAATGATTCATTTAATTCATCATTTGCAGTTTGATCTGAAGCAAACATTAAGGCTGCTGTATAAGTTCCAGCTCCTGTTTTTGCCGATCTAGCAGTATTTAAACTTGCACCAGTCGACCAAGCACCTATAGAAGCACCTGCACCAGTCCATTCTTCTGTAGCAGCTGATACTGCTGTAGCTGATTCTCCACCAACAGCTAAAGCTACTGTATTACTTGCTGCTACTCCACTGCCTTCTCCCCTAGCCGTACTTAAATCACCATCTTCTGTCCAAGAAGTTCCATTCCACGATTCTGTTTTTCCACTTTTTGATGGTTCTAATCCCATAAAAGCTAAAGCTGAAGTTGTTGTTCCTCCACCTCCTACGCCTTCTCTTCCAGTGTTTAAATCTGCTACTTCAGTCCAAGCCGTTCCATTCCAAATTTCATTTTGTTGTTTTGGAGATACACTTCCAGCAAAAGCTAAAGCTGCTGTTGTTGTCCCTGCTCCTGCTAAAAGTCTTCTTCCAGTGTTTAGATCTGCTAATTCGGTCCAACTTGTTCCATTCCAACTTTCATTAACAACAGCAGCACTTGGATCTTCGTCACCTCCAAAAGCTAAAGCTGCTGTTGCAGTGCCTACTCCAGCTAAATATTTTCTAGCAGTGGTTAAATTTGCAACTTCAGTCCAAGTAGAACCATTCCAAGTCTCTGTGTTAGCTGTTAAAGGAGGAGCATCTCCACCAAATCCTAAAGCAGAAGTATTAGACGCTCCTGCATTTGATATACCAGTTCTACCTTGATTTAAATCTGATACTTCAGTCCAAGTTCCACCATTATAAGATTCTGTAATTGCTACTCTT